GATTTCTATATCCTCTTTCTATTACGGCTTCAATAGTTGCCCAACCAATTGAAGCGTTTTCAATAACAAGAAGTGCGTTATTGTATTCAGTAGCAATTGCTACTAAAAGAAAACCAAATTCTCTAGTAGGTAATTGACCCTTATATTCTGCTACTTGTATATTAGTTTCAATATCAATTACGTGGAATGTAGAAAAGTCTTTACCATCACCACGAGCAACGTCTGCTAATACCATATAATCTCTAGAATAATCAGCAGGTTCCCAAACCCATAAATTTTGGTCTACACCTCGTCTTTCAACTGGATCTTTAATAGTAGTTTCTTTAATAAATTCTAACCACTCTGGGTAGAATACTACATCACCTGAAGTGCTAAAGTCACAGTCACATTCTTGTGCTGCTAATCTAGGGTCACCAAGTAATTCGTCTTGTCGTTTTCGCCAAGCTTCATCTCGTTCAGGGTGTACAAACCAAGGTAATTTGATAGGTAAGAAGTCGTTCTCTCCCGATTCCGCTCTCACCCATGTCTGGTGGAACCAGTTTCCAGTTCCATAAGGGGTAGAAAGTACTATTGCTCCACCACCCGTTGCTAGTGTTTGTTGTGCTGATGCCCATATTTCTCCAATTCCTTCAATAAACGCAGCCTCGTCAATCAACAGAAGAGATACTGCTTCTGATCGACCTGCATCACTTGATGCTGAAGTTGCTTTAATTTGAGATCCGTTACTTAATCGAAGGGATAATTTATTGTTTTCGTCTGCTGTTATTTTTAACCATGAAGGTAGATTATCAAACATGAATTTTACTTTCGTAACCATGTTACGAGCAGTTTCCTGTTTAGTTGCGATACAGAGTACGTTTTTATCTTTATGGAATAACATTAACCATAAAGAATAACCTGCGGCTAAGGTTGAAATGCCTAACTGACGAGATTTAAGTACAACTGAGTATGGGTTATCTCTCCAAAGGTGTAATGCCTTTTCTTGGAAAGGATATAAATTAAAATACACCCTACCTCTTTGTGGGTGTTGAATATAACAATATTTACGCATAAAGTGTGCTGGGTCAGTAGCACACTTAATATATTCTTGTTGGATTATTTGTCTTAAATTACTATCACTCATAGTATTATAGTTGAAGTATAGAGAACATTGTTACAACTCCACTTCCAAATCCTATCATAGTCCCATTCCAAAACTTTGCTTTTTTAGCTTGTTTTAAAGCTTTGATTTCGCTTTCTTTTAATTTTATAATCTCACCTAAAGTAGTTATTTCAACTTCTTTATTTTGAATAAGATTACTTAAATTTTCTATTTGTTCTATTTGTAACTTTACTTTAGTTTCAGTAGCAAATAATTTTTCTTGACTATATTGGAGTTCAAGTTTACAATCGTTATATTTTGTAATAGCATTAACAATTGTTGAGCGAGGAACTGAGATTAGGTCAGTTGAAGAGTTCTGTGAAAGTGCTGGAAAGCTCAGTATCAGACATAGCATTAAGCTTAGCAGTGTTCTTAGCATTTTGTTTCTTTAATTTAATTAATTCGGCTTCTTTTTTTGTAATATCTTTATTTATTTGAGCTATTCTATCTTTTATACGATCATTTAATGCTAAAATAGAGTCGTTTGAACTATGTAATTCGTCTATTTGTTGTTCGTATTTTTTTTCCTGCTCTTTAAGTAGTCTTTCGTATTCTTTTTTATACGAATTACTTAAAAATAAATGTTGAAAAATCATAGTTAATACTAAAATAATAATAACTACAAATTGTGGATTATTTTTTATCCAATTCATTAGTGTGTTTTCTTTATAAATATTACAAAGAAAGCGCCTTCTTCACCTGCTTTATTCGTTCTTCAGTATCACCTTTAATTTCACAATAATTTTTTATTCTGTGTTTATACTTAGATATAGTACTTTGAATAATAAAATTAATTAAGTTTCTATATTCAAGATCAGTTTCTCGAACACCATTATCCTCCATTTCTACTCCTTCGGGTGATACATAAAATATATAATCGTATTCTGGGAGTAAATTAGCAGCTAGATTAGCAAAATCTTCAGCATCATTATAATTTATTGATTTAGCTGCTCGTGCAAATGAGATAATATCAATAATAGTACGATCTGTAATAATGTTATCGTGCATTAATTCACTAGCACGTTCTGCTAGGAACACACATTGACCCTTTAATGTGGAATCTGTATTTAAAGGGATTCCCATCTCCATTAAGTATTTAGAACGTTCAGTTCTAAACATATAATCCTTAAATTCCGGTAACTCTTTTAATGCATTTACAAGTGTAGTTTTACCTACACTCATAGTACCACAAAAACCTATTTTCATTGACTATCTCCTTTAAATACTCTATAACTATCTTCTTCGTAATGTTTAGTGGATACCTCAAAAATTGTCGCACCTTGAGTAAGTGCTTTTAATTGGTGAGGTTGTCCAATCTCTAAATCTACAACATCTCCTTGAGAGATAATAGTTGATTGTACTGAGGCTTTTTCAGTGTCAATCCAGCTATATTCAAATTCTCCTTCAGCTACGTACCATGATTCTTCTTTAATCAAATGGTAGTGCATTGAAAATTTTTTACCTTTTTCAAATACAAGTAGCTTACCACAATATGCTTCGTGATTAACAATCCAAAGCTCGTGTCCCCAAGCTTTCTTGTGAATATCTCCTTTACGTGGAATTGGTTGATATTTGTGACCCATTAAAATCTTGTAGTTCCTTTCATTGAAGCATTTTTATACCAAGGTAAGCCTTCTCTATCTTTGCGTGCTTGGCTCCATTCTTCAAGGGTTAATTGTTTCCCGTATAAATAATATTCTTTCTTAAGCTCACTTTCTTCTCCTTCAATAGGTTGAACTGCAGGCCCTTCCCAGTTATGATATTTCCAAGCTTCGCTTCCGCTTTCTCTAAAGAAGTAGTGATGTGCTCCTTTAGATTTCATTCTTTTTTCTTCGTAAATTGTTTCTTTTTTCATACGTAATGGCTAATAAATTCTGGGTATTCTTTGTCTCTAAGATAATAAGAGAGAATGTCTTCGGCAACATAAATTGCTTGAGCTCCTGATACTGTAATACCACGAGCACTTAATGCATCACCTACAAAGTGTACATTTGAGAACTTGGTAAGAGACAAGTTGCGGTAGTTTACAAGTGGTTCAGGAGATAGATATTTTACTTCAGGAATGTAAATACCCCAATCATCTTCTAATGTTGGGAATACTTTTTTCATATCCTCGATAAAGTCCATAATGTAAGTCCAATACTCACCCATTACATGTTCTACTCCACTTAAAAATTCAATTTGATAAGCAGATACTCCATTACCTTCTGAGGTAGTTGAAGGAACTCGAGTAGGTGAATAATACAAACCAGTACCATTAAACTGGAGCTTGTTTACAACATCACGCGACCAAGCAAATGGATCTTCAATACCATTAATTTCCATCAAGATACCAAAATTGGTCATATCGTTTCGGTAACGCATGTCTTTTTTAGCGTGACCATTGTAGCTGTGATCACCATATGTTTCTTCTACAGCAACATAAGCTGCGTTATTGTTTGTACAGAATGAGCGAAGCGAAACACCTTTATCTTCAAATTTGCGATACAACTTAAAGTCGTATGAAATGTCGATTAGTTTTTGGAAGTGTTTTTGTGGTGCTTCAAATCGAACTCCAATCTGGACTGATTTGGGTTCGTCTGGTAATTCGTATTGGTGGGCTAGCTCTTGAGCAAAGTCAATACCTGATTTACCTACTGCAAAAATAAGTTCATCGTAAAAAATGGAATCATTATCCATAGTTGCAAATTCAGGTTTAACCGAATGCATTACAACCTCGTTGTGTCTAAAATTGATACTGGTTACTTTAGTTTCCCATTTAAACTCTACTCCTTTAGACACTAAATAATCGTACCAGTTTTTAGCGATTTCAGATAGATAATCTGTACCTACGTGCCAAACGGGAAACAATCGTAAACCGAAATATGGTTTAATAAATTCTGGTTCTGATTCTGGGTTTGAACACTGTACTTCCTCTGGTTTAGGATGGAAACGCTTAAAATTGGTGATGACTTGATCCATCAATTCCATTGCTTTTTCCTCACCACAATACTTAGACAATTGACCTCCAATTGCTGTGTGATAAGTTAGTTTACCATCAGACCAACCACCTGCACCCAAGAAACCAGTCATTACTTCTTCTGGTTTGCGATTGTATGGGTCTTTACCCATATCAATGATTGTGATTAGTTCACCAGGATAACCTTTGTCTACAAGCTTAGTAGCAGCATTCACTCCTGCTACACCTGCACCTACGATTACAATTTGTTTTTCCATATTTTTACTTATTACACATTAAGATAATAAAAAAAGCCGTAGCCTCAAAATTGAGGCCACAGCTCTCTAAAAAAATTTTAAAAAATTTTCGACGGGCTATGAATCCGTCTGTAAGTTTATTTACTTAATTTACTTAAGATTGCCTGATTTTCGGCTATTCTTTTTGCAAATTTAAGTTGTGTTTTTTTATTAACCGGCTTTTTGCCTTTTATTCTTTTTGCTTCTGATTTTGCCATTTTTCCTGATTGTATAATACACACCTGCTCCGAAGTGAAAAGTAAGATAAATTATAAAAAAAGATATTATAATTACCTGCTCATTCATTTATTTTCCTTGTCCTCTGTAAGCTTTTTTGTAAAGTTTACTTGATTTAAGATTTGATGTCTTAGTTTTAGCATGAACACCTGGTCTGTTGACTTCGGGTTTTTCTTGGAACGTGTTGGCGGTTTGTGCCTTAATTTTAGCCATCTATTTTTTCAATTGATATTAGTAACTTACCTTCACCTTTTATAGCTCTGTGCCATTGGTGTCTTGGGATAAATATTCGCATCCCTAGTTCTAGTTCAGTAGGTAAGTTATCATCTAATTGAAAAGCCCAACCTTTACCTACTTCTAAAATTGTAATAAGACGTCCTTCATCATCACGATGCCAAAGGAGTTCGATGGGATCTATATTCTCATCGAACTCTCTTATAATGTTTTGGTCTGTTACCTCTAAATCTTTGTAAGGCCTCAATTCAAATATTTTAATTTATAAAGAGTAGACTCAATCAAAGTCATGATTTCATCGATCTGATTTTGTAAGTATGAATCTTCTACAGGTTGTCTTAAAATACCAACTGTTTTAGCTAAAGCTTCAAAATAAGTAATTATTTGTTGTTTATTAGTATAACCTAACATTTGAAAAGTAGTATACCCGTTTATAATACCATATTTACCTTGATAAGTTTCTACTAAACCATCAACTAAATCGTCAATACCCTCATAATAACCTTGTAATGCTTTATGTTCAGCAAATGAAGTAGTTTGCAAGTGAAAAATATGCACTTGAGTTTGAGAGTGAAATAAGTAAGAGATTAATTTTTCCATATTACCAGAATCCTGAGAAGTTTGATTTGAGTCCTAAAAGTTTAGCATAACGTGGTAAACGGCAGCTCCAATATGAGGCTTTTGTTCTATCTTTTTTATTGGGGCAATCGTGTCGAGCAGAAAACGCTTTACGTGCTTGTGGGTTATTTATCTTAGCTGATAAACCTGTTGTATCACCAAATGATACTTTTTTAATTCCGCCACCTGGTTTTCTTACATAAACGTAGAATTTTTTAGAGCCACCACGTTTTGGTTTACCAATTGGAGGGTTTTTCTTTTTCTTATCAGCCTCGTTTATTTCTTCTATTTCTTCAAAGATAAAATCTAAAGGAACTCTTTGACCATTATATTCTCCAAAATGTCCTAAGTCTGTTTCTATAAGAATATCTAAATCATCACCTTTTACTTCTAAAAGATCACGAGAGTAAAGCATTCTTGCTTCTTCCCACAATTTAAAATATTTCTCGGACCCGGCACGAAATAGATGTTCTGTAAGCGGTTTTTTATTGTCTATATGGTAAAGTATACCTTCAGACAGCCCAGTGCGTGCTACGAGTTGTTCATTTAACATAGGAGCTTTAGAGCAACCCCCACAACCACAACTGCAGCTTTTCTGTTCTGAGATTTTTTGTTTATCCATGGCACTCATATGCCATAAATATTATAAAGTGAAGTAAATTTGCTGATCTAGACCCTTTTTACCATCCCAAACAAGACATTCAGCTGAGCGCTTTGAACCAACGTAGCCATGGCTGTAATGCCAAGCGTCGTTTCCTGAAAGTGAGCTCATATAACGAATTATAACACCACTATATTCGTGGGCTGATTTGTATTTGATTTCCTGTTTATGGTGGATATGTCCTAAATGAAATTCTCTATATTTTGTAGCTCCCCATTCTAATGGGTTTTCTTGAGCCATAATAAGAGGAAGGTCATTTACTTTTTCTTTATCTCCGTGAGTAAAACCTAATAAAATATCTTCGTATTTGTAGTATTTTCTAGGAGCTGCAAGGTTATTCACGTTTACATTCTCGTTGTTGTGAAACCAACCCTGTAATGAGTCACCTAAATAGAAAATTTTCTCGTAATCGTGGTTACCCGGGATCATAATAATATCAACTGGAGCGATTTGAGTAAGCTTGTTGATATTCTCAATTAATAATTGACGGCCTTTTCTAAAAATGTGTTGCCAACGAGTATCGTTTTCCTGTGGTGTACCTTTTGTAGTACGGTTGTAAGGGTAAGAATAATCCGAGTTAAAAAAATCGTTGCCAATTGGAACTACAAATCTATCAACGTTTACATTTTTAACAGACTCAACAAAATGATCAATGCAATCGTTAAAAATACCCATTGCAATTTTTAAATCGTAATCCTGATTAGTTTCTTCTCTCCAAGCAAATTTACCCAAGTGAAGGTCAAAAATGTTAATTTCAACCATTTTTTTAGGTTTACTACTTACATTTTTATATTCAATTTTTTTAACAACCGGAGATAGAGCTTGTAAATCTTCAATAAACTCGGCTTTAATTTCATCTAATCTTTTAGATTCAATTTTGCTTCTAAGCCAAATTTTTACTTGGAAGAGAGGGGTTGTAGCAATTACACCATCTGGTGTTTTAGCTCCAACTTCC